CTAAATCTATTTTCATTGATGATTGCTGCTGCAATCATAGTGTCAACTATCTTACCTTTAATATCAAAACCATTTACAAGTAACCAACCAACATCATAACTAGCATTGTGAAATATTTTAGTTGCAGGTAAGTTTAAAATGTCTTGCATCCAAGCTGTTGTAATTGCAGAATCCATATTACCTCCTGCGTCATGAGCAATAGGAAAATACCATTGTTGGCCTAATGCAGCCACAGCAAATCCTACTATATGTCCATCAAATGTAGCCCAGCCAGGTCCTTTTGTTTTAATGTTTGGATCTTTAGTTTCTAGGTCAATTGCTATTTCAGTTGCTTTAGATAAGTCAGGATACTCTGCAGGACAAATCCAATCACTGTCATTATATATAAAATTTAATTGATGAGTCATTGTACTTTCCTACTTAAATTTACATCTTCTATAAATATAGTTTTTTTAAATGGTATTCCCATGTCAAACAATGCGCAGTCAGAACAATAATAACTGTATTCATGTACTATAACTGCAACCCATTCATCACAATGTTCACACATAACTAATTTATTTTTTCTTCTTCTTGGCATCTTTTAAGTGGTCAATTTCCAAATCACAATAATGTTTTATCTTTTCTAAATCTTCTATTGTTTTTTCTTTTAATAAATACCTGCAAGCATATTTAATTACATTTGCCTGAAATGGATTTAAACCATTCTTTCTTATAAATGTCCAAGGCTGAATTAAAAATTCTTTGTAATGAGATCCTCCGACTTGTTTACCATCTGGAAAGGCTTCATCGAACATATTTTTATCGGACATTTACACTCCACATAGGCCCTCGCACTCCTGATTGAAAAGATCGGGTCCATCATCATTTTTAAATTTAACTTGATCTAAAGGAACACATTGCCTGTGAACAAAGTTTTTTACTTTAGGATTATGCATTCTCATCTTTTTATCAAATTCTACAGCACTTGCAAATTCTTCTGGTCTATTGTTTCTCATATCAATCCAAAAATTATCATCATGAAAGGGGCAGCCAATACATGCTGATTTGACTGGTATTTTAAAACCTTTACCTTCATACCATTTTAAACAATCTGTTCTAGACATTCTTTTATCTATTAAAGGCCATACATTTTTTTGCCACCAAAACCTAGATGGTTTCATTCTCATTATTTCATCAGTTGATATCCCAACCCATACTTCTATGTGTTCTGTTTTAGGAAATCTTTGTCTTGGTTTTAAACCACATAACTCTCTAATTTTTTTAGCAATCGGAGTTATCTTGTATTCTCGGGTGCATTGTCTACGACCCATACCTTTTTTACCTTTGTCATTTAAGGTGTAAAATGGTGCGCTTGCAAACTGATTACCACCTGGTGCTAATGCTTTTAAAATATCATCTTGAATATTACCTTTTTTAACAATGTGTATAGGGTAACTAATTACACTTTTAAGATAATTAAGATGTTCTATTACTGGCGCAGGTTCCCAACCGGTATCAGCAAATACAGCTGCATCAGGTTTAACACCAAACTCTCCAGCATCTGCCATCAAGGCCATTGTAGAACTTTGAACACCTGCCCCTAAAGACAATATTCTTAATTTAGGTTCTTTATCTGGCATAGTTAGCTTCATATTGTTTGTAATATTTCCCTAATGGAAAATTATATTGATGATAAGTTCCTAACAAATGCAATGTACTTTTAGACCTTGTGGCACCCGTATACCAAACCCTAAGTTCTTTTACTTTTTCTGCTAAATTCTTTTTCTCGTAATGTGATGGAAAGTTACATTTGCTCGCCAGGACAACATTATCTGCTTCACCACCTTTTACTTGATGAATAGTATCTATAATTATTTTAGGTGGTTGTGATAAATCTACACCTTCACTCATAAGTTTTTGAAAATATTGCTTGTCCTTATCCTTAAATTTTCTCTTAAACACTTGATTCCATAGACCTTTTTCATCACGCATACCACACCTTAAATGTAATTCATCAAATGTAAACACTTGATTTGGATGTGCAAAACTCCATTTCTTACTATCCTGTGACCGGTAGCCGTGATCAATGTTTAATAAAAACTCATACATCGTAGTAGCTTCTTCTCTATTAATACTACCACCCTCACAAATTTTATCCCAGTAATTAATAGCTGCAAATTGATTTGGATCGAATGATTTATTATTTTTTTGGTCTTGATAATATAGACCAAGGTTCCTAGCCTCCTGTTGTAGTTCTCTTTTAACATCATTAATTCTAGCCAACACCATCCAACTGCCATCCATACTCCAAGGAACTTTTTTTAAGGCATTCCATCTATGAATAGATCCCTCTTTACCATTAGATAAAAATTCTTTTTGAATACGATTGTTACCCATAGAGTTAAGTAAGCACTTAGAAAAAAAATGTATATTCTTATTTAGTCTTACGCTTTTTTTAAGGACCAATGATTTACCTGGAAACGTTTGAAACAAATTAACATCGGCTCCATTCCATTCATAAATTGCTTGATCATCATCACCTGCGATGTAAACTCTTTCTACTGCTTGAGCCATTTTAACTACCATATCCCACTGCAAAGGTGTTAAATCCTGAGCTTCATCAACCATTAAAATTTTAAATGGTACAACTAAGCCATCAGTAACAAACTTCTCTACCATATCTGTAAAATCTAATCTGTCCGGTGTTCGGTGTCCTGTCTCTATCTCCATTGTTTTAAAGTTATTATAACCTGCAATAATAGATTTAAACTGTTGAAGTCTAACTGTTTTTCTAGCCTGCTGTTTGTAAAGCCAAACAGGGTCTACTTTCATGTTTCTTGCCCTATCGTAAATTTGAAGCGACCAATTATTATATACTTTTTGATCGTCCCAAGTGTCTTTGTAGCCTACCTTGACAGTGCCGTATTGTGTATGAAACATTAATAGATCCGCTTTAGGATCTAGAACGGGAATTTCAGCAAACTGTTGTCTGGCCAGAGAATGTAGTGTTCTAAAATATGAAAAAGCATCTTCATCATAACCTTTAAACTTTTGTCTAACTCTTGCAACACATTCATTTACAGCTTTGTTAGTAAAAGATACATAACAAATCTCATCTGGAGAGTAACCTTTTTCTAAATAACGTTTCACACGTTTTAAAAGATTCTCTGTTTTACCTGTCCCTGGTGGTCCAAATATCTTAATTGTCTTCCCACGCAGATTTTGCTTTATTAAATTTGACATCTTTATTTTTATGCTCTGTTTGTTGCGGCAGGGCTACAACCCAATGCCTACTACTTATGTTTTGAAACTTCTTCTTAGGCAAAGCCTTTCCCTGCTCAAGAAAACTCGTACATTCTTTTTCATTCCAATTATACCCTACTTTTTTCATAAATGATTTAAAGGTTTCTAATTTAAATCTCATCTCACTCTCATCCTTCCAAATATTACCAGAATCTATTTGATCAAATTCAGTAGTATCCTCAACATCTTCTAAAAATCTGGTCATTCTAGAATTAAATACATCTTGTCTTTCTTCACCTGCATCAAAACCTTCCATATCTTGTTTGTTTGACATTAATTCATCTAACCAATCCCTGTAGGGATCTGGATCTCTTTTAGTAGGCTTTAAGGGTCGCCATACAATATCGTAATTAAGAAGCTGTTCTCCCAACAGCTGTTGTTGGTATAATTGTTTTGTCGAAAGTCTGATTGATTTACCATGGATTGGTAAAATCCAATAAGGTTCTGGATAAGAATTTACTTTTAATAACTTACCCACTTCAGGCATAGCTACATTCGCACCAATTCCATGTTTTCTTTTTAAACATGTACTTGAAGAACAATGCATTCTTGCTACAGAAGTTTTGCACTTGTAAGCATATTCTTTATTCTCAACACCTTTAAAAATATTATTTAACTCTTGTGGGTGAAGAGGTTCGGAACAAACTTTAGTCATCAAATTTCTTGTCCAATCCTCATACATTACTGGATCTGGATTTATTTTTTTAGCTAATACAGCTACGTTGAACATTGCATCATTACGGCCTTCACCTTTTTGAACTTTGTTTTTCATAAAGTTTACAACACAAGGTGGGAATTCTTTAGTCTCATCATCTTGAAATATTTTAAGTTTTTTAAACTCTGCTGGAGTCATCCTATAGTCAGAAACAAATTTATATAAGTTTTCTAGTTTTATAGAATTACCCTCATTATCCATAGCAACTCTCGTTGTCACATGTGATTTTTGATATGGTAAATTTACGAAGTTCCCTTTTCTTTTTTGATTCCAATCTTCAGGTGTTAAATCAACTTCATCTTGTGCAGGATAGATATCAGTAGTGGTATCGTTTAAACCTAAATCCGAAGCAAACTCAATTAATCTTTTTCTCATTGATGATGCTGGAACAACACCATCTATAAATAAAATTAAATGGAGTCCGTTGGATTTTGATCTGAATGGGATGAACGGGTATTTCCTTTTCCGTATAACTGATATAACTTCCTTATGTTGTATATTGTAGCGATCAACATCGATGACCCCCCAACTACATGTATTATCATCTCTGATAGGGACACTTCCATAATATTTTTCTCCTTTTAAATGTTGTAACCAATCTTCCCTGGTCATAGGCTTAGGCTCAACCCAATGTTTAAATTCTTGCTTACCGTCACGACCTCTTGTTTGTCCTAATGGTTTTGAAGCGCCAAAATATGTAGTAGACCCCTGGAAGAGTTCTACAAACTCTTCCAGGGTGTTGTCAAGTACGTCCATACTAGAATGGAGTTTTTTCTACTTGTTCTTCCTTGCCGTGGTTAACTCTGACAGCACCTTTTTTACATGATTCGTAAAACTCAAAAGCTGCTTTAATTGTGTCTTCGCTCCCCACTGTGCCTGTATGTTCAATCTCCCAACCATACCACGAACCTAAATTGTTTTTCTCTAAAACAGTTTTAAGTGTGTATTGCTGAGTAAATGGTGCAGGTCTAAAAAAACCTTTGCCATCCTTTCGTTTCTGTCTCAAAGACATCATCATTGAATTCCATTTCTTGGATTTCTTTCTTTGAGTAGATTTCATAGTAATCATAGCTGTTGAAGATTTATCTTCCTGCACTATCATAACGTAGTGAGAAGCTGTCTCTTCAATGTAATTACCATTTTCAAGCCTATCCTTACCATCGTCACCTCTGGTAGTTTTAGTCATGATATCCGAACCAGAAGAATAAACATTAACAGGAGCAACAGCACCTTTTTCTCTGTCTCTCCACTCAATGTATTCTAATTTATAATAGCAAGGTATAACTGTAATACCTCCAGCACCATTATAAAGTTCATCGGTTACGGTGTTATAGATCATTCCAGGTCTTGCTTCAGGGTTAAACTGACTATCACCTTGCGTTACTTGTGGTGATAACTGTCCTAGAACTTTTAGAAATGGTAATGCTAGACTCTTTGAATCTACATTATCAAATCCAGCATCAGCAAATTGCTCTAAATCAATATTAGCAACTGCACCAGCTTCTTCTTTAATCGATACTTTGTTCGATTTATCGTCTTTTTGTATCATTTGTTTACCTATTATTTGTTAGTTATTTTCGTCTTATTTGCGATGTATACACCAAACAAATCAAAAGGAAGTTCTTTACCACCTTCGACCTGCTCTTTAACAAAAGCCTTTAACGTCATCGGTTCAACTTTTTCTTTTTTATTATAGTTGAATCCATGTTGTTCACAGACTTTTATCAATTCTGAGACTTGGTTGTCTTGTCCTCTGTTAAATGAAGTTGTAATAGTGTTCTTGATTATATCTTCGAACCCCTTACCCCTTAACCAACTGAAGGCTTCGTCAACACGTGATTCAGGAATTTTTGCTGCATAGAATGGTTTTACTTCTACAGTAGAACCATCACTTAATTTCAACAAAGATACACCTGCTTCCTGCATCATCTCTGGAATTATTCTTTCTTCTAAATCTCTAGCTTTATGTTTTAGAATTGAAAGACTTTCTTCATCTTTTTCTATTTGTTTTCTTAACGTATTTAGTGAATTACATTTGTCAGAAATAGATTTTACACTATCTTGACTAATGTCAATGTTTGACATTTTTTCAATATCCATATTTTTCCTCCTGCAGGCTTCTTAAATTATTCATTTGATCTTTGCAAGAAAAAAATATAAAAACTTTTTAGATGTCGAAATACCCCTATAAGACCAAGCCGTACGAGCACCAAAGAAATGCTTTGTCCGAATCAGCAGAAAAAAATGCATGGGCTTATTTTATGGAAATGGGTACTGGTAAAACAAAAGTAACTATAGACAATATTGCTTACCTTTACTTACAAAGAAAAATTAACACTGTTTTAATTATTGCACCTAAATCTGTTTATACTAATTGGCAATCTGAGATTGAAACTCATATGCCAGATGTTTTAAAATATAAAATTTATAAATGGAATTTAGATAAACCTAAAGATTATTATAAGTTAAACGAATCACCTGATCTTAAAATATTTTTAATTAATGTTGAAGCCTTATCTACTAAAAGAGGATTCGAATCTTGTGTTGATTATCTTAAAAAAAATAAATTAAATTTTGTAGCGCTGGATGAATCAACCACCATAAAAAACCGATCAGCAAAACGAACAAAAAACATTTTAGCACTATCCAAAGTATCCCATATAAAGCGTATACTAACAGGATCCCCAATAACAAAATCTCCATTAGATCTATTTACACAATGTGCATTCTTAAGTCCAGAACTATTAGGATTTCAAAGTTATTTAGCCTTTAGAAATAGATATGCTGAGATGACAGATATTCCTGTTGGTTCTGGAAGGTTTATAAGTGTACCAAAATATTACAAAAAACTAGAAGAATTAGAAGAGAAAATGAAAAGTTTTGCCACTCGAATTCGTAAAGATCAATGTTTAGATCTTAAGCCTAAAGTTAGGTCCAAAAGATATA